TTGAATTTTTCTCTCCAATGTTCTAGCTCACAGCCAGAATAAACCAGCATATCTCCTGGTTTTAAATCTACTTTAACACCTTTGGTATTATCAGACACATATCCAACACCTGGTTTTACACCACCTTTTTTAGGATCTGGCTCTAGATATATAGGCCAATCATCACCGCCAAGATTCATAGTAGTTGATATCTCACAACTAAATCTATCCTTGTGTCTTTTTAATTCATCACCTTTTTTATAAATTCTTGCATATGTGTATGCAGGATATAATTTTAATCCTGTTACTTTTTCCATTTCTGGTTGGCACTTTAACATTAAAGTTTCCATAGCTATATTTCCGTATTGAGAATAAGTATCTGGAATTTGTTCATCTTTGTTTTCATAATGACCTAATATATTTTCAAATGGTGAAAAGTATCTTGATGCTTTGCAAGTATCATAAACTTGTTTTTGCATACTAAAATAGTTTGCAACAAATGCAGCTAAGTCTTTTGATATAGCTTGACGGATGACTGTATATTTATTTTTCTTAAAACTCATATAATGTCCAATGCAATTGTATATCTTTTAATTTTTTCATAAGTATTAGGCATAGAATGAATTCTACTTCCATCAAATATCAATAAAGAATTTTCAGGTCCTTTTGTATATTCAATACCATATTTACTTTTCTTAAACATAACTCCTATTTCTTTAGTATTTTTTAAATAATAAATAACACTATATTTACTGTCGTGTTTGTGCCAAGTAATATAATCTCCTTCTGTGTAATTAGCCCAACAATCTTTTACTGTATTTGGCTCTATATATTTTTTAATTTTTTTTAAAAATGGTTCTAATTCTTTATATGTATGTAAATTATTTTTAGTTTGTAATCCCGGCCATTCCTCTCCAAAATATTCTAATTTAGTTTTTATAAAATTTAATAAATGTTTTTGTTCGTTTTTAGTTAAAATATTTTTATGTAGTTTAAACATCTTTAGCCATTTCTTTTGGTACAGCTTGTATGTTCCAATGTATAAATCTAAATGGTTCTATACCATGATCAACAGCATATTCATGTTCTAAGTAACCTGGAAATATAATTAATGTTCCTGGTTTAGGTCTTATATGAAATTGTTCATGACCACCCCAGACACCTTTTAAATCTGGTTTCATTTTTAATTTTGTACATCGTGCACCTGTTTTTGGTTCATGAAATATAGGATAAGAAGTTTTATCTGAACATTTTAAAAAATAAAATCCTGACACATGCTGATTCCAATGTATGTGTGCAGAGTGATGACCACCACCTTTTTTAGAAAACTCTTGAACCCATAACTCACTAAACATAGTTGTGTATTGTGACATATCATAACCTTGATGATCTAGATATTCCCAAGATTTTTGACCAATGTAATTTCTAAAATCTATAAAATCATTGTCTAGTGTTAATGGTGTAGAATGATGTGATGTACCAAAATCACCAAATTTTTTAATATGCTCTTTATTTCTTTTACGAGCATCACTAATATATTTATTACTTGCTTTGTTTAAAGATTTTACAAACTCTGGTTTTTGTTCTGACCAAATAGTTGTACTAAAATAATTATTTATATACATTTTACCTTTCGTAGTAATTTAAATTAATAATATACCTAATGGGTGATTCAATAGAAGTAATAGCTCTATGTAAAGTGTTAGTATCAAATATTAAAATTTTATTTTCTACAGCTTTAATAAATTTTACTTTATTATTAATTTTTATTTCTGTTCCTCCATCACAAGTGTTTAAATACAATATGGCTGTTTTACTTTTTGTATCTTCGTAATCAACATGAAAAGCACTTTTTTTAAATAATTTACTTATAAACATATTAGATCTAACTTGTATAGGTGCCATGCTGTTTAACTTTTCTAAAATAGGTTTAATAATATCCATAAAATATGGAGAATTTATTTCCATATTATTATAAAAACCGTAAGTAAAATAAATCCCATTATTACAATTATCATTCAATTCTTTTCTTCTTCTCCAAGGAAATTCTAAATCAAAAATAATTGATTGTGTTGCAGATAATTGTTTTTTATCTAAAAAATTATTTATTGTTTTATAACTCATTTAAAGGGTTTTCCTAAATGCCAAACAACAAGACTATATCTTGTGCCAGCGGTTACGGGTTTTACTCTATGCCATACAAAACTAGGAAATACAATGATAGAACCTTTTGGTAATATCTCTTTACATTGTATTCTATGCTTCGATTCATCTCGCATGTGTGGATCGTAGTTTCTAAAATCAAACTCTAGTTCTCCACCACTATATTCTGAACCATCTGTTAATTGACAAGTCATAGATAGTTTTCTTATTCTACCATGCTCTGGATGATTAGGATCTTTTCTATCATAAGGTTTATCCCAACTATCACAATGCCAATCGTAATATTGATTCAATTTATATTTTGTAAATTGACAAGACTCACTTCTTTCCCAATCAAAATTCCAACCAGCTTGTCTATTTGCTTCATGAACATATGGATGTAATTCTTTATATATCCAAGTATCATTTAGCCATACTAAATCAGAGTTTCTTTTTCTTTTTAAATCTAATACTTCTTGCTTGTTCAATGGATTTTTATTTAAATCTCTATCTCTTCCGTAACCACCAGTAATTGCCATTGTTTCTTTTTGTGAATTAGCGTATTGTATTATTTCATCACAGAATCTAGGTGTTAATACACCACTAAAATACCAATAATAATTAGATATATTCATACGTTATAGTTTGTACGAAATTTAAACTATCCTTTTGATTATTGGTTAAGTAATACATATTTGTTGATGGAAACATAATAAATTTATTGTTGGTAAGTTCTATATCCCAAGATCTACCTTTTCTTCTATTATCTTCATAATGTATTCTGACCATGCAGTCTTTGACTTTTACACCATAGAGTAATGTAAAATCTGGTGAGTTACGTAAATCTACTGGATCAATATTTAATAATGGAATTGTAGTTTCCGCAGGTTTATAAATGTTACCCCACGTTTCTTTGTTAATTAAATTAATATCATATTCAAGATTAATGTGATCTCGAATATAAGTATTTAACATATCCCAAGTTCTTGAAAATGGAAATTGTTTGTTTTGAATTTGTGATTGTAAAATGTCACCTGATAATTTATCTCGGTCAATGTCCCAATCTTTAGGCATTGCCACATCACTATAATATAAAGCTTGTTCTGTTAATACTTTCTTCTGCATACCACCACCAGATATAAATTATGCTAAACTATTAGTCAAGTCCCAAGATTGATTAGTTTCATTCCACACATAATACCAGTTGTGAGTGGCTGGTGTATTTTCATCTGCTGGTGTATTTTGAGCTTCTTGTTCCGCAGTTAATGCTGGAGCGTCACCAATTGGTGATTGCCATCTAGCATCGGTTGTATTTTTTACCCACGATGCATATGGTTTTTTAGGCCAAAAGATTTGATTATCTTCGTCCCACTCATAACCAATACCCGCATAATTTCCTCTTAAAGGTGTTCCGCCATCACTGTGTTGATTATTTCTCGTATTGTATGAAGTTTGAATCCACATTTGTGCAGGCCAATTATTGTGTGTTTCTAAATATTGTTGACCTACTGATTCATCTTCAACACCATCAGCATTTAACATATCTTTGTTATCAAGTGTTAATACTTGAATAACTTTTCCGTTAGCTCCTAGTTTTGCAAAATGTGCCATAATGTTTCTCCTTATATATTAATTTTAATTATCATTCAACTATTGAAATTTGTACCTTATTATTACTACACCTGAACCGCCAGCACCAGATGTTGCAGAATTTACGTCAGCACTACCACCACCTCCACCACCAGTGTTTGCTGTACCAGCTGAACCACTTGATGCTGGATCGCCATTTGGTTTTGGAGCATTATTTCCACCTGGTCCACCACCACCTGGTCCACCTGAACCTTGTCTACCGTTTGGTCTTGCACCACCACCTCCTCCACCAGCGTATGTTGTTGGTGATCCTGATATTGAAGTTGTTGCTCCAGTTCCACCTGCAGCGTTAGGAGCAGATTGTCCATCTCCACCATCTGCGCCTACAGTTGTAGCACCACCGCCACCACCACTTTGTCCTGCTGGTTCAGGTTGACAAGCATTTCCACCAGCAAAACCCTGTGCTGGACTAACAGGAGGCGTATTTCCTGCTCCTCCTGCATTTGATGCAGGTGAAGGTCTACAAGGCATAGCATGTACTCCACCACCACCTGATCCTCCAGTTCCTCCTGCACCAGTAGGTGTTCCTGTGCCACCACCTGCACCTCCACCTGCCGATGAAACTGTTGAAAAAGTTGAAGTGTTTCCTTGTGTATTAGCTGTAGTTGCATTATTACAAATTGGATTAGCTCCTACGCCTGCTGTTCCACCACCTCCTACTGTAATTGGATATCCTTGAGCTGAAACTGTTATTTCTGTTCCTCCTGGGTTTCCGTCTAAAGGACTAGCTGTATAAGGTGTAACTGGAGATTTATATTCTCTAAATCCACCTGCTCCACCGCCACCTGCTCTTTTAACTCCTCCGCCACCACCACCAGCAACCACCATATATGATACTACAGAATTAGAACCACTTCCGGCACTGGCTACACAAAAAGTACCAGGTCCTGTAAAAGTATGAATCTTGCAATCACCTGAAGTTGTTATAGTTCCGCCAGTAGCTGAAACAAAATTAGAACCTACATCAGAAAAAGCTGAATCTTGAATTGATCTCCAACCAACAGTTGAATCTATATAAACTAAAGTTAAACCTTCTCCTTCAGTATTTAATACTACATCACCTTGTCCACCATTAATTTTTTCTGATCCGTTTGGTGAAATTATTAAAGAGTTTGAATCGAATGTATTATTATAATCTTGTACAGATACTATTGCACCAGCAGAACCAGCTGGTAAACTAACTGTAAAACTACCAGATGTTGTATTGCAAAAATAACCTTCTCCATTTGCCGCAGTAAAGTTTCCAGTTTTAATACTTGATGTCTGCCAATCAACAGTCCCTGTTCTACCGAAACCATTTGCTGTTCCAGAGTTTGTTATCGTTGCACCAGCAGGAATTGTAATAGTGTCACCACTATCTCCTAACTGAACTGTACCACAATTTGTTCTTGGACTAATTTTATTTACTTTTACTTCACTCATAATTTACCTATTGATACTTGTACCTTATTATTACTATACCTGATCCACCATTTCCACCTTGTGTATTTCCTGGAGGTTGAGCTCCTCCTCCACCGCCACCACCAGTATTAACTGTTCCTGGAGATGCTGCTGGACCTATACCAGCGCCTGCTCCACCACCTCCTGATCCACCTGAACCAGGGGAATTAGAAAGAAATGCTCCGCCTCCACCACCACCAGCTCTAGTTACTGGGCTTGCATTAATTGAAGTTGTTGTACCTGCTCCTCCTGGACCTGCAGTAGAAGGATAACCTTGTGATGAACTAGGAGTACCAGTGCCTCCAGCACCTCCTCCACCACCAGAAGCAAATTGTCCTGAATTGATAGGACCTGGAGAATTTGAACCACCATTATTACCTTGGGGAGGAGTTGTAGGTGGTGTATTACCTGATCCACCAGCAGATTGGTGGCCTCCACCTGAACCTGATCCGCCATTTTTATCAGCATTTACAGGTTGAAAAGCACCTCCTCCTGCTGATGTAATTGTTGAAAAAACTGAATTACTTCCTTTTGTTGCAGTAACACTGCTTGGATTACCACCATCACCTCCACCCCCAACTGTAATTGGAAAAGCTGTTGCTGTAACTGTAACTCTATTTGGTGCACTTGGTCTTCCATCTAATGGACTAGCAGTGTAAGGTGTTAATGGAGACTTAGATTCTCTATAACCACCTGCTCCACCACCTCCACCAATTGCTGCACCTCCACCGCCACCACCAGCGATTACCATATAAGAAACTTCATTTCTTGCTGTACAAGTTGCTGCAGCACTTACACAAAAAGTGCCTGGACCTGTAAAAGTATGAATTTTGCAATCACCTGAAGTAGTAATAGTACCACCTGTTGCTGTTAAAAAAGGAACAGTACCTCTTTCATTTGATGTTGAATCCATAGTATTAATCCAACCTTGTGTTGAATCAACATATACAAATGTAACCGATTGTCCTTTAGTATCTAAAACTACATTAGCACTTACTCCACCAATTTTTTCTCCAGATTGAGGACTAACTGTTAAATTATTACTATCCCAAGTTGCTGCATAATCTGCAAGAGAAACTATTGCTCCAGCAGCACCTGAAGGTAGTGTAGCTGTAAAAGCACCTGATGTTGTATTACAGAAAAATCCATCACCAGAAACAGCATTAAAGTTTGCAGTTTTAGGAGTTGTATCCCAATCAACAGTTCCTGTTCTACCAAAACCTGTTTGCGAT